AAACCAAGTAATGAAGACAATTATTAATGAGATTCTTAAGGGTAAGAAAGGTATCTTCCGTAAGATTATCTATGGAACACGTATTAATTTCTCTGCTCGTAACGTTATTAGTCCTATGACAGATGATGGTATGAATAATGTTCACTTACCATATAGAACATTCTTAGAACTATATAAGTTCCCATTAATCAATATTGTTTCAACAGTTAAGAATATTAACTACAATGAAGCACATAAGTTCTTTAGAAAAGCATCTAGAAAGTTCTGTCCTGAAATGTATAAGTACATGAATGAACTTATGAATAAAACTAAAGGCGGTTTACATATTCTATTAAACCGAAACCCTACAATCAATATTGGTAGTATCTTGATGTTAGAAATAACTAAGATTAAACCAAATTATGATGATCTTACATTATCTGTATCCAATAACATTTTAGCAGCTTTAGGTGGAGACTATGATGGTGACGTTCTTAATATTGTACCATTATTTACTGAATATCTTAAAGAGACATTTAGTTTATTAAGACCAGAGAACTTAATTATCAGTAAGAATGATGGAACGTTTAATAGAGATTTTGGTTTAGATAAGGACCAAAAGTTAGGTATACACATTTTAAATAACTAATAATAAGGTAGATTTGGATTAATTTCTGAATCTACCTTTTTTATGAGGTGAAAACAATGCTAGAAAATACAAAGGTAAAAGTTGCTTTTCTTCAATCTGATTATAGTATGTCTGATTTAGAAAAGGATGAATGGGTTAACAAATGTAGGAGATTAGGATTATGCGATATATACAATCTTCCTAATTATTTTAGCGGTAGATTAACTGTTGCTATTTCAAGTGACAAACAATTAGATTGGATGTCAATTGAATCATTATTACTTGATTTAGGTAAACTCTATGATATTATAAGAGATAATCCAAATAGAATAACAATTTCGGAATTTGATATGGATATGTCTTCTAATTTTCCTAGATTTATTAATATTATAAGATATGATACTGAAACAGATTCTCATACAGCATATTGTTATGGTAGTTCGGAAATTAAAATTATTGCAATGAACACTGGAGCAATAGATGAATTAATTGGTGATATAGAACGGATTAATATATTATCACTTAATCTTGATGTCAATAATAAAATGCATCTCAATGAAAGTGTATATAGTATTATTGATGAAGATAAAACGTTTTATTACTATATGAATGAAATCGATCAACAAGTTAAAGTATATAAAGAAGATTTAAGAATAGTTAAAACTAAATTTAATGAATCAAATAGTCAGATACACTTTGAATTAATATTTACAAATGATGTAGGAGAATTCTCTAAAGATATGAGGGATTTATTACTAAGTCATATGAGAGAATATATTGAAGGAAAATTCAACCAAATAAACATGCTAAAGAATGAATTTAAAAGAATAAAGGTGAGTTAATATGATAAAGGTATCAATGATAAATGTAGAACTTACGAGTCAAGAAAAAGAAAATAATTGGCGTGAAAAATGTATTCAATTAGGTTTTAATAGGTTTTATGAAGATGATTTATATTTAATAGGCACTGATAGAGAATTAAATTTTCATGATCAAAACGAAATATTTGATACACTTATCCCTTGTTTTAGTATGTTAAATCATTATGATGATAGAGATGAATTTGATACTAAATTCCTTATGGATCAATACGGATTATGGTATGTTCAAATGGTTAAAAGAACCGAAGATGGCGCAATTGTTACATTAGAAGGAGATGATGAAGATATTCAAGTTATATCAACTGAATTTGAATATAATTATATTCCTGAAACTAAGATAAATCCTTTTTCAATTCCAACTCCAAAAGAAGAAGGTTTAGGTAAATTATATAAATATGGAATATTCCTTGGGACTGATGGTAAAGTAAACGTAATTGAAGATTCATTTATTATAAAAAGAATTACAGATAAAAGCATCATTGTATATCCAAATAAATTAAATATAAGTAGAATTAAAATAGATAATTTAAATGAAGTTAATTTTAGAAGTGAAAGGTCAAATGATAAGAATTTCTATACGTTTTATTTAAAGAATGAAGAAACTGATATAGATAAAATAAAAAATAATTTAAAAAACAGAGTAGTAAGTTATGTTAAGGAAGGTTCTAGACTTTCAGAAACATGGGATAAAAAATTAGAATTATTGTAATTGGAGGAGATTTTTATGAGCAATAAATTAGTTTGCATTAAGATTACAGCAGAATTAAAAACTGTTGATGGGGAACGTAAGTATGTATCTAACTTCGAACAAGCTGAAGCAGATATTTTAAAGAATACCGATAGAACTTTAAAAATAATGGCTTCAGGTAATCGTTGGGTATTTGATTCTAGAACTGTAATTAATAAAACTGAATTGAATCAAATTGTTAAATCAAGCTTCTACGTTTTAAGTCTTAGAATGTGGTTTATTAAAGGTGAGAAAGATATTGAAGAAGCTAAGAAATTATTGAGACAAGAGTATGAAAAAGAAGTACTTAAAGAATACAATAAAATATTAAGCATTAAAGAAACATTTGAGAACGGTGACTGGACAGGAGATGATTCTGTTGAGTAAGAAATTAATTGGTGTTAGTATCAAAGCAGTAAGTAAACGTGGAGATGACGGTAAATTAAAATACGTAACAGCTTTCAGACAGGGTGAATCAGAAATCCTAAAAGAAACTGATAAGACAATTTCAATAGGTGGTAAAGATCGTTTTATATTTAATTCTAGAGTACTAATCAATAAGAGAGAATTAAATCAACTGCAGAGATACGACTTTGGTGAAATGACTTATTATGTATGGTTTATTGAAGGTGAACGAGATATTAAAATCGTTAAAGATGAATTGAAACGTAGATATGAAGAGGATTTAGAAAAGTTATGGTCTAAAGCCAGAGGTCTAAAAGAATCATTTGAAACTGGAGATTGGAGTGGTAGAGATGAATAAAGTTTTCTTTGATATTAAATTTACTGGATTACATTTAGATGCACAACCAATTTCAATTGGATTAGTTGACCATCAAAATAAACGTTCATTCTATGCAGAATTTATTGATTTTGATAAAACATTAATTGATGCTTGGACTGAAGATAATATTGTAGGTAATTTAAAATTCAAAAATCATGCTTTCCTTAAAGAAATTACTAAGACTCATACATTTAGTTTAAGTGAAACAATTACAACAACGTATATGAAAGACAATAAAGAAAATATCTCAAATGAATTAAATCGTTGGTTAGATTATTATAAAGATTTAGAAGAATCTGATGTACAATTCGTTTCAGATTGTTCTCATTATGATTTTGCTTTATTAATTGATTTAATTTGCGGTAATGCTCTTAAACTACCATCTTATATCACACCAGTATGTGATGATATTAATACTTTAATTGCAGACTATTACGATGTAAGTTTAGCTACTGCATTTGATTATAGACGTAATAATATTATTATACGTTTTGTAGTGGATGGTTTTACTAATATGATGACTGCAGGATCTTTAAGCGGTTCTAAAGCTAATGAAAAAGCATTAATTAATTTCTATATTTACAATCTATTATCAAGAAATAGTATTTATTTTAATACTATTGAAATTATGGAACCTACTAGAGCAGTTGTAGCTCGTCATCATCGTTTAGTATTAATTAAAGAAATTGATACAGATAAGTTCTCAATTGGTCATGCTGATATTAATGGTATTTATAGTACTGAATTAACATTTGATACTATGGATGAAGCGGCTAAAGAATTTCAAGAAAGAAAAAAATTCATGTAAGGGGTGCTTTAGGGATGGAAATTTCTATGGAGAAAATTAAAAGAGTAGTAGATGAGTTTAATAGTAGTAAAAATGTTTCAATTGTTACTAAACATACAGAGATTAGAAACATTGTTGTAAATGCATTTAAAGTAAACGCTATGTATGTGAGTGTTGATCCATCATTAAATACAGATATTGATTTAGAATATAATTACAACACAGAGTTCATTAATGATATGAACATGCATCAAGACGGTGGAGGTGCTAATATTCAATGTTAGGAAGTCTATTAAGGGGAGATATTTGTGATGTAGAATTTACTAATCAAGACAAAGAATCTCACATTCAAAACGGTAAAAGACCTTGTATTATTATCAGTAATAATAAAAATAATCTATTCAGTCCAGTAGTAACAGTTATTCCCTTAACGACTTCTAAGAGTAAGAGCCAAATACCTACACACGTTCTTATTAAGAAAAATAAAGACAATAGATTATTAGATCACTCAACAGCACTTTGCGAATCAGTTTGTCCAGTAGAAAAGAAATATGTTAGCACATACAGTATTGGTAAATTAGATGCGAGTACAATGAGACAGATAGAAAAAGCAATAAATATTCATCTAGGAATGACAGGATAAAGGAATCTCTTTTTAGAGGTTTCTTTATCTTTAAATATAAAAAATGTCATTAAACATAAAAGTAATTTTATTTACACTAGGAGGAGAAATTTTTATGCAACAACAAACAGGGTTACAGGATCTAGAAAGAGTAATACAGTCAGCTTATAACGAGAATCATGAATACATGGCTGTATTAATAAGTCTTCCAGGACAGGAAGAACCAGAACTTATTACCAATAAAATTGGTAGTATGAAATCTAAGTTAAAATATTATAAGGACAATTATAATGATGACTTAACACTGAAGCATAATCCAAATGTTAAAATTGTTGGTTATGTAAGTTCTTATAGTCTGGAAGGCTTAGGGATATTACTAGATTTCTAAATGTTATTAGAAGGATATCATCATAACGATGGTATCCTTTTATTTTTTTTTTTATACTACATAATAAAGGGGATATATAAAGATGTCAATAGTAAACTTAGAAGCAATTGATAAAATGAATAAAGCTTTAACATTATTAGATAATGGAGAATCTATTGGAACAGAACATCTAGCAGGTAAAGTAATAATGAATTTAGACTTAGGTCTATGGATAAAAGTATGGTATACAATGGATAGAGAGGTATATTTTATTGATATGCGTGGTAAACGTGTTAAAGGGAAATTAGTAAAAGGTGATGATAATAACTTATATGTAGAGTTAGATGATACAACTAGATTGCTACTATTAAGGATTAATGAAACAATGCATTATAATTACACACCTTATTATGATATTGAATCTAAGAGCAGTTTTAAAGGAGAGAGAATAAGTGAAATTGACATGTATTGGAAATCAAGTATGTAGTCCTAAATACGGAGCACAGAAAATTATTCAGCTAGACAATCTTGATATGCAACAATTTATTTTTGAAAACCGTGATAGAGGAAGAAAGATGTTTTTCAGGGATTTTAAAGATGACCTAATAGAAGGAGAAATAATTACGACTTACAATGACCTAATAATGTTTAAGACTGAGGAAGACACCTACTCTTTCTTAGACAAAGTAAAGGAGGAATAGAATATGTCTACTATTAAGGATAATCATAAAGTAATCACCTGTAAGACATCAACTACATTCGCTTATATGGTTGGTGGGATTACAAGCTTTGCTTCAAGTTTCTTTATGTCTAAGTTTCCTAAAGGTTATTTTAAAAAGCTATTTATTATAGACTCCTTTAATTCAACTAATATGAGAAATGAAGACTTCTATGAACAGTCTACACCTTATATTTCTATCCAACCAGTCTTTGAAGTAGGTAATACATTCACCGAAATGCAACCCTATTGGCAAACTACTAACTATTGGATATTTAGAAATAAGATTAAGAACTATACACCAGTATTAAAGGATAAAGAATCAGGTATTAATATCTATGCAGTACCTAGTAGAGTTAAAGTTAATTTCAATATATCTATTAAGTTACCTACTGTTATGAGTGCTTATGAATCTATGCATTATATTACACAGAACTTTGAGACTACTGGTTATAATTATATTAATGATATTAAGTTACAAACAGAGATTCCTCCTTCATATATTAAGATTATTGCTAAGACGTTAAAGTTAGATGTTAATAATAAAGAGGATAAAGATAAATTGAATGAGTTCTTATTATCACATTCTTATAGCGGTATTCAAGAGATAATCAATATGTCTACAGGACGCCCTAGTCATATGTATAATCTTAATTCAAATATATTAGTTAATTATCCTGATACTGCTACGTTTGAAAAGAATAATGAAGGAGCTGTAGTAAAAGATACTGTTGTTAAGTACTCTTTCAGTATGGAGACTTGGATTCCTTCTAACTATATTATGGAAGTACCAGATTCTAATATGATTATCGATGAAGAAGAGGATAACTTAGTAGATGAGAAAGGTAATTATAAGTTTAATCTTATCTTTAAGAAGGACTATATAGAGCACGAATTAGATGGCAAACATTTATTAGTGAAGAAATCATATATTCCTGATGTTAATGTAGAATATGATTTATTAGAGTTTGAACCAATTATTAGTGAAGAAGTTATTAGTGTATTAAAAAAATTGAAGGAATATAACAAGAATATAAGTAATGTGATGAAAGCTATAGTATATATTAATGGTAGGGAATTATCTGAAAGTCTTTATGATGTGGATTGGGATAATTATACTCTTAAGACATTTCATCCATTAAGCAATAAAACCTATACAATACTATTATATGGTAATTTACCTATATTGAATCAAGCTTCTGATTATATTCAGAATGGTGTAGAGAGAAAAATAGCACATATGAGATTTTAATAAGGGAGAGAATATACTATGTTTGAAAATTGGTTTACTAAGAGAAAAGCATTAAAGAATGGTTTTGAAATAGTAGATATTAAAGTAGAGAATAGTTTAACTGCTCGTATCTATTATAAATTAACTAGTCTATGTCAAGTTAAGAGTGAAACCATTACTATTCATTCAGGTACATTAGAAGGAGCTATTAATGAGAGAATTAATCAGTTAAAGAAGCTCTCAGCTAATGGTATGGTTAATCATGGTTATGAAGCTGATTTGAATAGAAAGTTTAATACTGCTTCATATAGACGTGGTGATAAACCTTCTATTACTAATGCAATTGCTAGACCAGATGGTCCAAGACTAAGAGAGAAACCTTCAGAACCTAATCGTATTGGATTTTATTAATAAAGGAGAGAATATACTATGGAACAATGGGAAATTAATTATATTAAGGCTAAACAATTAGGATTTGTATTAATGAATATTGAGCATATCAATCCAGTTACAGTTCTAATTAAATTTAGAGAAGGTAAGAACATTGATGAACGAAGAGTGATTAAAAATAAAATGATTACAGTATCACCTGAAATGGTTCATTTACTTAAAGAAAGAGTGGAAGATGAGATTAATAATCTGATACTTCAAACTATTATCCCTCTTAAGGGAAGACCAATGAGAACTGATTTAGAAATGGAATTGAATGAGAAGTACAATACAATCTCTAATATAATGGGTTCAATTGCAGATAATATTAAAGAACTTGCTGAAAATTATGATTTCGATAAACCTCTTGAAGAAGAAGTTAAAGTTGAAATACAATTACCTCCAATGGAAGTAGCTACAGTTGAAATTGATTTAAATGATCCTGCTCCATTTATAAGACAAATGAGAGCTGAAAAAGCTAATGAATCATGTATTAAAATGGTTGACGAATACCTAGAGGAGAATAAGAAAAAAGAAGGCGAAGAAGAGATTCTAGTTACACAATTAGTTCCAGCAGATGTTGTTAATATGAATATGGAAATAGACGGTATTAAAAAACCTATAGAAGATTATAATAATAATAAATAATAAAAGTGATAAATGATTCAATACGAATCATTTATCACATCTCTAGTCTTTAGAACGTCATCCTCACTGTATGTTACATCTGCTCTAGTCATTTCCACTAATTCATTATAATTTTCAATTTCCTCATCTGTTAAAGCTACGTAATATTTATTAATGAACTCATTTAAATCCCCATATACCTGATTCAAACTAACAAAGATTTGTTTAGCATGAACTAATTCATGTACAGTAGTACTTAAAGGAGTTACACCAATTATATTATCATAGTGATCCAATAATACTTGTCTAGATATAATAAAAGTATTGAATGGTTTTTCCTCTAATATATGCTTATTCACACATAGTTGAACAATATCATAAAGAGTAAAAGGATAGTGATGGAATTCAATAATTGCATTATCATGATCAATATAACCTAATACAGAACAATTTTTTAAACCTACAGTATTTTTAAGGAATCCTATATAGGTTTTATATTCATTACTAGACCTAATCATTCGTTCACATCCTTTAATAAAACGTTTCAATTTCTTATCATCAAAGAAGTCAGTAAAGTAATAAGTTTCAGCAAAAATACCTTCTGTATTAGATAGTTCAATATTAGAGTCTGTTACTTTACTCTTAATATTAACAATATTATTTGGGGTTACAATTTTTTTCATTTTAAAACCTCCTTAAACAAAAGATTATATTTTTATGTTATGAAAGCAGGTGATTCTTTGCAATTCAGTTATAGAGAAAAATATAAATATACTCCTTTCACTAAAGAGGATATAAAAGAGATTCAGAACGTAATTGATTATGCTAAAGGACTCGTTATTAAAAATTCTGAATTAGCACAGGAACATGAAACGACTCTTTCCATGAAAAATGCTAATATGTATATTCAAGCTAGGACTAGAACGAATGATAGACTTAGTGAAGCAGAGATTATCAAGATTATTAGGGATTATCAGGAGACTAATACGTATTATAAAGATTTATACGACTTACATCAAATTGATTATCTAAACTCTAGAACAGCTAAAGACTATACAATATTAAAAGCTACTATTAATAGTCTTAATAGAGAAGATAAGAACTTATTTGAAAAATGTTATTATGAATCACTTAAATATCATCTATTAGTTACTTATACTGAAGCATTTGATAATCAACAGTATCACAGAGCATATAATGAAATGCTATTAATATTTATGACAGTCCAACGTTATATTACATATAAAATGGATTCCTACTTTAATATTGATAGTTATGATAAGAATAAGTTGAAAAATGCATTCATATCATATGGTCTAGATTACTTTGATGGATTCCCATTGAATTATCAAAGACGTATACTTAAGAAAATCAATCAGCTAATTCAGTATAAAGGTACTAATATTGCTTTGAATGATATTCTAAGTATTTTTGGTTTTGATAATATTAAAATCTATAAATATTTATTATGTAAAGTTTATGATAGTGTAGCAGAGGATAAAAAGGACTTAATGTTCTACCGAGTACCTATTGATGATAACTTAGATTTCAGTAAGCATTTACCTGTTACTTATGATCAAATAGTAGATAATGATCCATTCTGGCGTAGTGATAAAAAAGAATTCCTTAATGAACCATTTAATATCTTGAATACTAAGTATTTATCAGCAGATATTTCTATGGATATCGTAAAAGAATCTTTATCTATGTCATATTTCCTTTCTTTGCTGAACAAGATGGAAATGAATTATAAGTCTAAAGAAGAAGCAGATTTTAAGTTTTCTAACCGAAATATATCCAACCAGCCAATAGATTTAATGGATGCGATTATAGCTTTGGCTTCAATTGCACTGCGTAGTCATGGATATAAAGATAAAATCATAAAAAATGTAGACTCTATTAACTACGTATATGGTTTTAATAATATTAATGATAATGTAGATGTAAGGAAGTTACTAGAAGATATCCATATACTATTAATACAGAATAAACCTAGATTTAATGAGTCAGATTATGATAATCTAGAGAAATTTATAGTTCAATTTAGAGCTAAGAACTTTGAGACTGTATTAGAAAGTGGCTATGAAGATGTAGAAACTGAATATAATTCTAGTATTGTATATAAACGTCAATTAGATACTATTAGTAAATTAAGTAAGGTTGAAAACTTAGTTTATAAGTTCTATACAGACAACGTTATTGAAGTTCTAGATTATATTAAAGAGTTATTCATTGATGGTAAATTCGATCCAATGTTATTTGATACTTATGTTGATATTAGAAAAATATATAAGATGTTTATCAGTGTTAAACTAAGTACTAAAGATAATACAATGGATGATTTCTTAGGAGCAATGAAAAAGAATAAGACTATTATGGATCAATTAGATGCTCTTATTAAAGCTATTAATTTAGAAAATCTTACTGAATATTATGATTTATATAAGAAAAATAAGGTTGGTCTAAATGATTTACTTAAGCAAACTATGAATGAAATAACTCGTCTTAGACAACTTAATTACTTTGACTTTAAATCTGATGAAGAAAGACAAGACTACTGGGTAAGAAATCCTAGAGATTATAAACATTATCCAGAGCTATGTAATTTTATTGAACTTCATTATATTAGCGATACTCTATATAAGAACTCTTATTCAATGGAAGAATTTGTTAAGATATTCAAATATAATAACGATCTTCGATATAAATTAGAGGATATTATTGTTGAATCTAATAATTATGAGCTATATAGAAACTACTTAAAATTATGGGATATCAAGTTTATAGGAGATATTAATATTAGTTATTTCAGTGGTCATGATACTTATAGTGATTACTTAAAGAGAAAGAACTATGATTTATATGCTTTCACTCAAATGCCTGCTACTATTAAAGGCGATGAGAAACTTGAATATGAATTCTATCGTGATAAAGTATTTGAATTATGTGAGTCTATTGATAATCATATCAATGCAGGTAACATGAACTTCTTCGTTAATAACGGGTTTATAGGAATGCTTGATTATGTAAAACGATTCATTTATATATTAATACATGTATTTAAAGCTTATACAACTCAATTATTAGAGACAAATACAGTATTATCATTCAATGATAAGACATTTAATGCGATAAGAATGTTTGATAAAGCAAATATTAGCGGATTCTTTAAATTTAGAGAATATATCACTTTAAAAGATTTCATGAAGATGACTACTACTTATAAATTTGAAGATAATATTGAATTAAGAGATGAGATAAAGATAACTACTTTTGAAGCTGGAGAGGAAGATTAATAATGACAGAATTTAAGCAACTGCAATTTGAAGATAATATTGATATGAAGGATGATTTTTCAAAAACGCCTGAAGGTTTTCCTAAAGCACAGATTGGTATGAAAGGTAGAGTTGTAGTAAAAGATTTCAATGGTAACACTATTCTAGAAAAAGATAATCTTATTACACTACGTTTACGAACTTATATCTTAGAATTATTATTCGGTGTAAAACCACCTGAAGATTCTGGATATATTAACGATCATGCACGTACTGTTTGCTTATTTAAAATAGGTCAAGGTGGAGCAGATGTAAACGGTTCTCCATTCAACCCATTAGTACCTAAATTCAGTGATATGGATTTATATCAAGCAGTACCATTTATCATTGAAGATCCAGATAAATATAATGACCCTAATAAGAAAGCTAATCCATCTATTGTTGAACAGATGTCTTTATTTGATAAAAATAAATACTACTTGCCAGTTGGTAGAGCAGATGGTTCTAAAGCATTCTATGGTAAAATATTCGAAGCTGATAACAACCGTTGGAGATTAAATAAATCTACTGGTGAAGTTTATCAATTATTAACAATGCGTATTGAACCAAATGAAGCTAGAGGTTTTATGATTAATGAGATCGGTTTAGTTTTAGCTAGATATGATAAAAATAATAACTCTTATGTTAATGAAGAGCTAGCAACACGTATTACCTTTGATACAGAATCACTTACTTCTCTATCTAAAGGATTAATTATTGAATATTATGTTTATGCTTAATACTAACAAATTTATATAGGGTAGATTATTTCTACTCTATATAAATTTAATCTTAATAGGCGGTGATTTTGTTGAAATCAGCAATCAAAGGTCGTTTATTATCTAAAGATGAGGTAATAGAACTACTTTCAATTAAACAAGATGATATAACTATGTCCTTATTACATGACTTGTTTGCTTATAGAAAAAATACTAACCCACGTTTTGCACCGAATGATTTCTTTTATTTAGAAAAAGGTGTTTTAGGAAACTCTGAAAGAATTAAAACTACTACTGGGAAATATATCTTTAATCTATTAGTATTATATCCTAATATCATTAAACATACTGGTTATTTCAATAGAGCTTTAGATAAAGGCGGTATTGGTAAAATCCAATCTGATTTAGGAAGTCTAGTATTACAAAGTGTATTACCTACTGAAGAACAAGCGATATTTATTGATAAAATGCAATGGTTAGCGTTTGGTATTGCTAAGTTTATTAATGCTTCATTAACACATGAAATGTTAATTGCACCTGAAGAAGTTACTAAACGTAAAGAAGAATTAGTAGAGAAACATAAGGAAGCCTTAGAAAAAGGTGACTTAAATACAGTTAATAAAATTGAGAAAGAATTAATTGGATTAGCTAAAGGAATTATGCAAGATGTTCCTGATTATCAAATCTATGCAAGTGGTGCTAGGGGTTCATTCGGTAATAACTATAAGAATACTAGTATCATGAGGGGTGCTATTAAGAACTTAGCAGATCCAAGTAAAGTTAAAGTATCTACTACTTCTCTAGATGAAGGTATTCCACCTGAAGAATTACCATATTATGCAGATTTATTAACACAGGCATCATATCAACGTGCGGTAGGTACACAGGATGGTGGTTATGAAGGTAAGAAATTAGGAGCGGCATTCCAAACAATTGTATTGGATGATAAAGGTACTAACTGCGGTACTAAAAAATTCCTAAAAATTATCTTAGATGGTAGATATGCTAAATTATTTCTATATAGATACATTAAAGTTGGATCTCAATTGGTATTATTAACACCTGATAATATCGATAGTTATACTAATAAAGTAGTAGAGTTAAGAAGTGCAATTTATTGTACAGGAGACCAGATTTGTAATAAATGTGCTGGTGACTTGTATTATATGATGGGTATCCGAAATGTTGGTTTATTGGCAAACCGTGTAGGAACAAGTATCTTGAATGCTTCATTAAAAGCCTTCCATGACATGTCTTTAAAAATGGTTGATTTGGATATTGATAAATATTTAGACTAAAAAAAAAATCCTAATAGTTGTTTATTTTATATAAATAGCTATTAGGTGACTCATATGTTAAAAAAAAAAATAGTAGTCTTTGTTTTTTTTTTATATAGACTACTATTTCCAAGTTCCCGTTCTTTATCTGTATCTTTATGACGACAATGAAATAACTTTTATATAGTTCCCTAAACTATATAATACCGATCAAGTGAGAAATACCACCCTTTTTTCCTATTTTTCTCTATATATGTGAGATAACTATGTAGCAGGAATTAAGTTCATCCTCCTTTCCATAGCAACTAAGAAGTAATTTTAATATTTTCTCTATTTTATTATAATATTAAACTACCTCTCCTATTTATAATATATATTTAAAAAGGTATACAAATACATATTATAGATTAGTATAGTTTATAACATTTATAATTTATTTTAGGGAGATGTTTTTATGGAAAGAAATGTAGCAGAAGACCAAGACATGCTTCTTTTTGTTAGAGTAGCTAATGACAACAAGAGAAGACTCATCGAAGAAAAAATCATAGCTGAGGAGAAACTTAAAGAAGAAATAAGTTTTCAAAATGCAGTAGGTAGATTTAAAAAATCAATGAATGTAGTCGGTAATGCATTCGCTTTAGGAGCAGGTGTGGTATTAGGTACTATTATAATCGATATACTATTTGATTTTAAATTTAAGCTCACTGAAAATATTATTTCATTAGGAAACTTATTTATTGGTTAAGGAGGATGTTCAACATGTTAGCTAAAAAAGAAAGACCGTATGGTTTATTTGATGGTAAGGAAGTTAATTTAGATAAAAAATTTGATAAATTTGAGGATAAGAAAGCAAAGAATATAACTAAAGAATTTATTAAACCAAATAAAACACAGTTCAGTTTAAAGCATAAAATTATTACAGGTATACTTGCGACATTATCATTCACTATGTCAGCACTAATGATTGCAATTATATTTGCATGGATCGCTAATTATAACTAATATGAAATAATCCTACAAACTTATGTAGGATTATTTTTTTTTTAACAAATTATTAAAAATGTATTGGAGGGGGTAAAATTGTTTAAACATCTCTTGAGCGCTGATGAAATGAAGACCTCTAGTTTAGTAATATCCATGTTAATCGTTATTATAACATCTGTCTACATAGTCGTAACAAAAGGAGATTTACCTAATAACTGGTTAACACTCTTAATGTTTTTAATAGGTAGTGTTACAGGTATTAATGTAACTAATCAATTAAAGCCTAAAAATACTGAAGAAAAGGATAAAACAATTTAATAGTCTTACTATACCATTATAAAGGAGAGATTTATATGTCATTACAAGAAACATTAATTCTTATTGGTGTTTTATTCGCTTTTACTTTTGTATTTGTATTTGCAACTAACTTTATCTTGAAAAATAAAGATAATAAGAAATTAGTTGCAGGACTTGCTGATGCAACTCAAGTTCTTTTAGGACTTGTTAAAGTGGACGACCATAGTAAGTATAAAGTGGTAAAAGATATTGCTACTAACGTAGTTAATACAGTTGAACAAATTGCTAAAACTAAAGATGAAGGAATGACATCTGAGCAGAAGTTGGATATGGCTACTGAATTATTCTATAACACTGTTAGTGAATTAGGAATTAAAGTAGACGTTTCAGAAGATTTCGTTCGTCATATCATCGAAGGAACTGTTCATATCTTGAACAACACTAAGAAATAATATAATAAATATAGGATAACATTCATTTGTTATCCTATATTTATTTTTATGCATATTCTCTGACATCCACCTTAATAGGTTCAGGAGCATCGATATCAGCAATATGAACATTGATACGTTGTTTGTTTAATACACCAGTTGTATCGTTCAATTCTCCTCTTTCAATCTTCTCAGAAAGCATTTTAAGATTATCCATCTTCTCTTTATATCCATCATACATATCCCATTTATATTTAGATAAGAATTTCTTATAACTACCTTTAACATATTTTAAAGGTACAAATAATTTAGAACTATGAATCAACTCATGAATAGTCTTAGTAACTGGTACTAGACCAATCATATTTTGGTAATGAAGATACATTACTTCATCAGCTACTTGGAACGGATCAATTCTTTTCTCACCTTTAATTAAACGATTTTGAATAACGATATTAACAATATCATAAAGGGTAAATGGGTAATGATGGAATTCTAATGAGACTCCTCTGATTTCTTCAGTGTCTATTTGAGGTAAGAAAGTACATCTAGTAAGGTTTAATTCATTTCTTAAGAAACCAATATAAGTACGGTATTCCATACTTGTTCTGATGATTCTTTCAATGTACTTGATAAATTTTTCAATTCTTTTTGGACTTACATTTTCAATATCAAGGAAATCCTCTTTGACATTAATGGACTCAACAACTACTACATCATCTTCTTCTTCCCTAACATACTTTGTAGAAATATCAATTTTAGGTACTAACATTATATCCACCTCATTTCAAATAATTTTATTATCAAATACATATTATAAAAATGTTTATTAGTATAATATATAGTTTATAGGAGGAATTTTTTAATGGTAAGAAAACTTAGAGTATATAGTGATGCGGCAAGCTTTAATAATGGTAGAAAGAAGAAAGATGTTATTTCTTTAGGTTCTTTTGCTACTATTGTTGTAGATGAAAACAATGAAATTATATTTGAAGATGTTAAATGCTATAAAGAAGTTACTAATGCATACTGCGAGTTAGCAGGAGCTACAGTTGGATTGAACAAATTAATTAATGATATAGCTGTCGACAATGAGAGATATCAAGTAGAAGTTATTACAGATGCTCAATATGTTGTAAATGGCGCTAATGATACAATAACTAAATGGATGCGTAATGGTTGGAAAAATTGGGTAGGAGAACCTGTAGCTAATAAGGATCTTTGGCAGTTTTTACAATCTGTAAGACATTCTAAAAGAAATGTAATAGTGAAATTTAAATGGCTTAAAGGTCATAAAGGTAAAGACATAAGTATTGAAGAAGACGTAGATGTTTACTTCAACGAATATTGTGATACAAAAGCTACTGGTGCGATTGCAGAAGCTAAAAAATTATTAGGATTAGAATAGGAGCGATTAAAATGAATTTATTTTCTACTGATTATTTCAAAGTAGCGATGGCATTATTTGTCATCTCTCTTTTTTTTGTGTTTATTTCTGAGTATTTATATGAAAGAAGAGCTAGAAGAGAACGTCAACAAGCAAATGCAGTAAAAAAAGAAACTAAGAATTTTGGGAACATAGAAAACTTTAAATCACACATTGAGAATGTTAATTACTTAATAGAATTTGTATGTAGAAATCAATATAAGAAAGTAATGTTACCACTCGTTCAGAAGCAGAGAGATGGAATGGGAATGATAATGGACGATGAATTTGATGCAATAACTGCTGAGAGTATTCGAAGGGTTATTGAAATGATATCAGATGAATATAAAGTGGAAATATATAAATTTATTAATAAGGATAGATTCTATTATTTAGTAGCAGAGACCACTATTGAAATACTATCCGATTTAGCCAATCAATTAAATGAGAAAGCAATACGAAAAATGGGCTAAAAAAAAAATAAGACTTGTAATAAGTCTTATTTTAATTTAATACGTAACCAGTGGTTTCAACGATACCATAGTTACTAATACGTTGTTTATATTCAGCTACACTCTCATTAGAGTTCTTAGGAACGTAAACATCGATTTTGTATTTATTATCTGATACTTCTCTTAAGTATTGTGGATTACCAGTATCTAAAACAGTATATGTACCATAACCATCTATACTGATTTCAGTATTAAATGGGAAGTTATTTGATGCGATAACACCATGAGAAAGGTCTGCACCGCTTGCAGTAGCGTTTCCATTACCAGCACCGTTTTCGTCATCACCAGAACCATAGAATGATAATACTAAACCGATTTGTTTACCATTCTTTGACTCTTCACCTTTTTTAACGGATTCAGAAGAAGAAGAAGAAGAGCTAGCAGTTTCCTTCTTGCTAGCCTTCAATTCTTCAATCTTATCCTCAAGTTCTTTGATCTTCTTAAAGAGGTCTTCTCTCTCCATTAATAGATCATTTCGTTCAGTACCAATGTTTTTATAGTCTTCTTCTAAGGCATTTTTATCCTTAATGACTTTATCAATAGTCCCTGAATAATTCTCTTCCATCGTACTCTTCTCTAATTTCCACTCTGTAACAGCTTTGTTATACCTTTCATTATCGTCATAAATTATACCTGCTGTAAGAAGTACATTAGCGAGGAAAGCAACCACCAATATAATTATAGTTGTTCTACTACGTCTAGACATCGAATCATTCCTTTTCAATAGATTATAAAATAATATTTATTAGATTTAATATAAAATCTAAATTGGAGTTTATTTGACAATGATGCTTCATATTATCTTTGATGTCATCTAAATATAATAAATTATCTTGAATCTCAAATAAATATACATCAAAAATAATATCCTTATAATAACCTTTATCCAAATCGAAGTTAACAAAGTCATGTTTAAACTCAAGTAGGTCAGTGAATAAATTATCTTTATTATTTATAGCACTTAAGTTTAAGCAGTTCTTAAGAAATCCAAATAAATATTTTGAATGATGTTCTTTAACCTCATTTGAATAACCCTTGGTTTCAAGATTATTATCGAAGCTATTGTAATAATGCTCCTTATTATTAATGTTTATAAAACTTGAAAAAGAACTCTTCGGTCTAAAAATATAATGGTCATTCAATTGTAAATTCTTCGGTGTTTTGTTAATAAGGTATAAAGCATCCTTCTTAATAGAAAGAACATCATCATCCCTAATCTCATTCAATTCAAAGAACTCTTTCCTAATCCTAACAAACTCTTCTATTAAGAAGTTGTTAACATCTTTATTCTTTGCAAGAAACTTACCTACTACAACATGACGTTCTTTACCCATTGCATTTAATGAATTGTAATCATCTTCACTGATTATATCATTATGAAATAATATATTCAGACCTGCATTCTTCATATCATATTCTACAATAGGTGTATTCTTAATATATTTGATATCCCTATTAAGAAAGTTGTGTTTCTGGTACAACATGTAAATTTTACACTCCTTTCTATTAGAATTACCAATATGTTCAATATAAATTAAAACTTTTTATTTAAACATTCTTTGAACTTGTCTTTCTTTTTCTAAACGTTCTAATTTTTTCATCATTTCATTATTTGCAACAGATTTCTTTATCATATCCTTTGTCATGAAATCAAATTGAGTAAACCATTCTTCCAACTTAACAGGTTCTTTTGTCTTTGGATTGATGAATTCAACACTATATAAGTAAGCACCTGCTTTTTCTTCAATCTTTGTATAACCAGTAATTACCATAGGTGTTCCTTCAACATCCGCTTTTACAATACCAATCTTAGGAACTCTTTTATTATTAGTAAGAAATGCTACATCTCCAACTTCATATTCTCTTTTAATAGCCATTTTAATTACCTCTTTCTTTTAATTTTTATAATGGTGTTATCATTGAAAGAGCAGGAATCTTCTCTGCTTTAAAACCTTTTTTCTCATACCATTGAATTGTAGCTTTAATATAATCATCCAATTTAGTTTTAATTACCACTCCACTTTCTTCTAAATCTTCAATTTCATCGGATCTACTAATATTGTGTCCATTCATTTGGTATATAAGTACTTCAATATCATCATAATAGTCTGGTTCTGGAATTTTCTTTTCACCTTCTATTAAAACAAACCCAACTTTCTTACTCTTATTATTTAACATATCTGCTACATCAAATTCATAATCTCCAAAAGGTTCTACTGCTAATACTAATTTATTCATAATTGACACTCTCCTAATAGAATATACCCTAGCACATTTTTATGTACTAGGGTTTTTATTTAATCTTCCTTACTTAAATAAAGTCAACATCTACCAATGCATTAATAATAGTATCAGTATCTAAACGATGTTCAGCATTATTTAATAGTTTTAAATCATAAATATTTTCTAATGATTTACGTTCTTGTTCAAGGAACTCGTTATCACGATCATTACGTCCTTCTAGACTATTTGAATCGATATATAAAATAATATATTCAATATTCTCTTCAGGATGCTCTTTGGAGTACTTAATTAAATCTTGAATACCTAGATAATTAATTACTACTGTATTAATAATTAAATCTTGGTCTACAGATAGTTTAATATCAGATAAATACGTACCATAGCGATTACCATTAACATTTGTACGGGCAAATAAACTGGATTCAAGTTTTTCATATTGATTATCATTTACAAAATCATAAACACGATTGTCAACCTCTTCCTGACTGCGTGGTTTACGAGTAGTAACTTGATTTAATTTATTGAATGTTACTTTTACTTTTGATTCACCATCAGCCTGTGTTACTTCATACATTTGAACTGCTTTTAATAACTTTTCAATATATGTTTTACCACTACCAGATGGACCACAAAGTAATAATACTTTTTTAACAGGTGTTTTTAGTCGTCTTAAAGTTTTAATCATTTTCCATTACCTCCAATAATAAGTAAACTATTCTCATGTTATAGTATTTATTTTTTCTTAAGTCCAAAGGAGGTACTTAACAAAAATAAAAGATGAAAATTCCCTTTTTATATATGAGAATTTTCACCTTAATATTAATTTCTAACAAGAAAGAAGTTTTAATTTAACAAGTTCTTTAAGCCATTTTTTACTATGAGAACTCATTAAGAATTTCTTATAAACATTCACATTTACCTCTTCAGCACCTTTAATAATTAAATCATTGCAAATTTCATTTAGACATTTAAGAGGAATATAAATATCATATGGATCTGAATCTCGATTAATCATTACCGATATCTCTAATACTTCTTTCTTATTTATTTCTTTTATCTTAACCGCTTTAAAGATATCAATCTTATCTATTTCAATACCGTTTACATTATGCGCTTGCATTGAACGGAAATTCATTGTCTGTTTTTCAATTTCTTCAAGATTAAATCCCTTAATCATAAATCCATCATTAACTGGAATTTCAATCTCAATATTACCATTAACACTTTCCATGTATCTAGAAAACCACTCTTTACCTAAATTGGAATTTAAGAATTCATTAATCTTAGAGACATCTCGAACATCTTTAGTTATACCTAAATCTTTAAACAAGTTAAAAGGAATAACATAATTAGGTACAGCAGAATGAGAAGTAAATTGACCTCCAAGACTTCTATAAGATATATCACCTATATAGAAATAAATACCATGTCTACGTTTAATAGTTCTAATAATAAAACTACCAAAGATAATCTTTCTACTATCTGGATTAACGCCTGAAATTTCAAGAAATTCTTTTATATGTTCATCGTATCTATTCATATTAAACATTATTGAATCCTCCTTAAGCTGTATAGAAGTTTGATAAGATTCCTCTTTTTCTTCGTTTAACTCTAGGTTTAATTTCATCTCTATAAATACGAGATTGAATTAAACTTTCAAACCATTTATTACCTTCAAATGTATTTAAAAAATCTTGTACTTCTTTAAGGCTATCGAAAGATGAATCAATAATATTCATAAATACAAGTAGATCTATATTAAAATCACTTTCCATTACTCGAATTTCATTTGTTCTTAGATTGATATATCTAGCTTTAAATCTAGCAAAGCATAAACCATGATAAGGATTTCTACCAGTAATTTCAACGTTCTGTAAATCAATAGATAATTCTTTACCATTAAAATTTTTATAGAAAGCTTCTAATTGTCTTTTATACTCTTCAATATTGATTTCACGTTTTTCATATACTTTTGTCATTTTATATACCTCTTCCTTTATAATTGTCATGTAATTATACTCCCCACATAGTAATGGAAATAAGTATCCATTTAAGAATACTTATTTCCATTTGTTATTATTGCTTTGATAGTTCTACAATTTCTTCTAATTGTCCTTCATTATAACCATGAGTTCGTTTTACTTCTTTACCATCTACATAAAGAATAGTAACTGGAACTGACATGATATCCATTTCAATTGCTAGATCAATGTTCTCTGGTTCTTGGACGTTCACAGGAACAATTTTAACTCCTTCTCGATCAAAGAAATCTGATACCATACGACATGGTTGACAATTGAATTTTTCAAATTTAACGATTTGTGCTTTGTCTTCTTTTTTCTTTAATAGTTCATTGATTAATGGCATTTTTCTTTCCCCCGCAATTTGAGTAGTATAATTAATTATTATGTTTACGAGGGAAACCGTCTTTTCGAGTTTAAAAATTATCATATTACTTAATCAACTTTAACTCATACTTGATTGTATAACGTTTCTTTTTCCATGATTTATACATCTTATAATAAGACGGATGAAATAATTTAAACTTAGCTAACTTCTTTTTATAAGCTAAATAAAGTTTAAACTTATTCCATTTACTTGGGTTCATAGAAATTTCACTATCATAGAAATCAGATTCAAATGTTTCTATATCCATCTCAAGTTGTTCACAAGCACCTACTAATAACATGACATCCTTTAATTTTACGAATTGGAGAGAATCACCTTTAAGATAAGGATATACATGATTAAAATGTATAGTAGCTGATTCTTGACCTTGTTTAATAGATGCATTTATGTAATCTTCCATAAATACAGTACCCATTTTAGTATTTAATGTGTTGATAATATTTAACATGCGGAAATCAGAATTAGTTCCTTCTGAATTAGCTTTAAATAAAGCCATAACCTTTTTATCAAATGGATATTTGTAATATTTCTTATCTATCTCACTAAAATCTAGACTATCTAAGAATGTTTCAAAACTTCTTACCGTATCAATTTGTCTTATCTTAACGATATTATAAAATTGGTTCATTACTACTGGATATAGTTTATTATTAAAGTGCAGTCTATCTATATTACTAGGTCTTAAACCAGTCATCCAGATAAATGCACCGACTAATACATCAATGTCATTTTTGTTACTATTTAAAGTATTAATAATACTTTCATTACCCTTTAATTCCTTTATAGCAATGTATTCAGTGTGTTCATATTCATCTCCATATGGAATCACTGATGTAAAGAAATTTAATGGATTATTTACAAAACCATAACTGTTACTCATGTAAAATCTCCTCTATAATAAATAAAAGAATAACAGAACTATTGTCCCATTATTCTTTTATAATTTTTATTTTTTGATAATTCCTTCTGGATTACGTGTAAGATCGAAAATTTCTTCAGCATTTTCGTATCCTCTAGCTTTAAGACTAGTAATAATTGCTTCACGACGAGTAACTTCAAATGCTTTCATTGAATCCATTACTACATCTTTAGGGTTGTTACCATCATCTAATGCACACATTAAAGTTAATTCAATAGTTGAAACAGCAGTAATAAGTGCTAACATATTACCAGCACTAGCATTCTCTGCTTGAACATTAAATGTTTCGTCACCTTCAATACCTACTGCAAAGTAAATTACATTTCCTTTTTTCTCTTCTTGTTGTGGTTTTTGAGCTTTCATTACTGGTTCTTGAATCGCTTCCGAATCTTTGATTTCGTCTGGCATGATGATTTTTGTTTCTTTAGACATAATAGTAAATCCTCCTAGATAAATTATAATTATAATTTTTGTTATTGATACTATAAAAATAAAAATAATTATAAAATGTTTAAATCAATAACACCTATATAATATATACTTAAATTCATTTTTATTCATTCTTCAATGAAATTAAGAAATTGAAGAAGTCATCATACTTTTTATCAAACACTTTAAAGTATTTAAAATCAGTCTTATCAACTGCTTTATCCTTAGCTTTTTCTTGACCTATATCACGACTTCTATAATGATTATTATCAGATGCTTTAATTTCAATAATAAGATTTAAACTCTGAATGTAAACATCTGGAATATAGAAGTGGTCTTTACCATCATAACTATATTGAATAATTTGTGGAGCAGGACACATTACATCAGTTGATTCTAACCCTAAGAATGTATCTAGGAATTCTAAGAAATCATTCTCATATGTTCCCGTATAAGTAAATTTAGTTCCGTCACTCCATTCATATTCTCCTGAGATCTTTCTATTAGAAAGCATCTTCTTTTGAACATCTGGGTCATTTAGTAAATGTTCTTTACCATATTTACCGACCATTCTTTTCTTAAATTGCTCTCTATAAGTCTTTCGGCATTTCTCAGAGCAGATTCTATCGTATTTTTCTGTAGCTTCATTAAATTTTGTCTCTTTGCCATCTACGATACATTTACCATGAGTTTTCTTATTCTTGAAATTAAAGTAGAAGTGTGCTGGAGAGAGACCATTTAATTGGTCTTCATGTTTATCTGTCATATGAGCATATAAAGCATCCTTAGTCAGATATTTATTGGTACATAATGGACATTTAAGTGATTGCATTTTAAGACTCCTTTCAGCTAATAATGTCTTGTTAATATAAATCATAAAAGATGACTAAAAAAAAAAGATAACCCTACTGTATCTTTGTAGGGTTATCTAAATTAACTTTAAATTGTTTTTCGATTACATTCTTTACCATATGCTTTTCTTCATGATCTATATCTCTAGACCACTTCTTGAATAGACATTTTAGTAAATGTTCTTTATCTTCTAACTCTTTTGTAATAAGTTTTTGCGCTTTAGTCTTTTCTCTAAATAACGTGTATTTAGCTTCTAATAGGTTTAATTGAATAAAATCATCACCGTCAAGTACTTTCAACTTAACTTCATCATTTTTAATATCAATAGACGCAACTATACATGTAATAATAGATGTTGTTTCTTTCCATAATGAAAAGTGTACTACATCACCTATATTTTCTATTTGACCGTCCATTACTTGAATCATTTTAATCCTCCTAAACTTCAACCTCCCTTTAAGGAATTGCTGAAGAAGATATTCTAATTATTTTCTTGTTTAATCTTCTTCAATTTATTTTCTTATGTTTGTATTATTTAAATGTCTCCAAATTGGTTCAGCCTCAGGTTCAGGAGGTAATTTAATATCTACATCAAATGTTTCCTTAATAATTTTAGACATAGAATATTTTTGAATTTGACCGCTTGATTCCACCCATGTATCAAATAAACTTTGCAATAAGACTTCTTTATTTCTTATTTCATCTTCATATTGTTTTGTGAATTTAATTACTGCTTTTTCAGCATTTTCCTTTGATATAAAGACATATTTTTGATACTGTTCTTTACTCAAGAACTCAAAATTAATACCTGGTCTATTAATCACTAATCTCATTGTTTTAGCTTTTGAAAAGAATCTTACATCAATTTCAGATACTCTACAATGTACAATTTTATTATTAATATTATAATCTATATAATAAACTCTGTCTTGTTCTTTTACTTTACCATCTACTACTTCTATCTCTACATTGATTGTCATAATGTATCCCCTATCTTAATATGGTTCATTAACTTCCACATCAAACATTTCCTTAATTGCTTCTTTCATCATCATTTGTTGAATCGGTGTATTATAACCAGACCAATTTTTAAAGAATTGTCGAAGTAAATATTTTTGATCTTTTAATTTATTTTTATATTCCTGTTTGTAATTATCTTTAGCTTCCTTTAATCTTTTTTCAGCATCCTCTATTGTTTCAAATAAAAGATATTTGCAACGATTTTGACTTAATTGTCTTTTATGACCATCAGGTCTATCTAGATATTGCACTAGTACAGCATTATCCTCATTACGAATTTGTATTACTTTTACTTTAATAATCTCATCGGATACATGATAATTTAAATAGTAAAACTCATCGTTTAATTTTATTTTAGTATCAATTGATCCCATTTCAATTGTCATAATATAACACATCTCCTATATTAATATGGTGATTTAATTTCTACACCAAATTTTTCTTTAATAACTTCCTTCATACATTCATTTTGAATTGTACCGTTATTATCAATCCAATCATCAAATAATGTCTGGAATAATACTTCATCATTCATTATTTTTTCTTTATATTCTTTTCTAAATTCAACTAATCTTTTCTTAGCATTTTCTCTTGTCGTAAATACATAACTTTTACATTGTACTGGATTGAGAAATCTTGAATAACCACTGAATAGTTCAGCATGTGTTATTCTTAAACTCTGTTCACGTTCATAAAGATCAGTCACTTTAGATTTAATAACAGTTTCATTCTGATCGTAATTTAATACGTATACATCTTGATTTCTTTTTACCTTACCATCTGCTACTTCTACGTACATTATTATACCTCCAGTGTTATATCAAATTTATTTCTAATAGATTCAATCATTATCTTCTTCTGCATACCACTCTTATCTTTAACCCATTCTTTAAATAACTCTTTCATTACATCCTCTTCATTAGATACTTTCTTTAGTAGACCCTGTCTAATGTCTTCTAATACCATTAAAGCATTATCTCTATCTTTAAATAATAAATGTTGTGGTTGTATGTGGTTGCGGAAAAATGCTAAACCTCCACGGAAATATTTCGTTAATGTACCACTTCTTAATATAGGAAAGGCTTCATCCTGATGTCTAGATATTGATAGAGTACATTTATGAATCTTATCATCAAATATATAATAAACAGTATCTCCTTTTTCAATAAATCCATCTTGTACTTTAAATTTCTGATTATCCATGTGTTCATTCTCCTCCAAATAGTTAAAAATAATAGTATTAGGAATATAATTTCATCCCTAATACTATTATTTTATGATTTCATACTTTCAATAACTTTCTTAATATCTTCTCTTGGTTCAATCTCTTTTTTCTTGATTGGTAGCTTTTCTAAAACGATTATTAGAAGAGAGTGTTCCCCATTCACTATCTTCTCAATCATACATTTGTTTGTTAGATGATTTATTGTTAGATTTACAGGTTTAGATAGTATCTGACATTTCTTCATATCTGAAACAGCTTTCGTTTTATGTTTTGCTATAGTTTTCTTAAATTCAACAAAAGCAACATCTTCTTCTTCAAAGAATAATTCAGATAAAATTGTATTATCTCTATCTAACTCTTTCAATCTAAAAATGTAATCCTCCATATAATCATCCCCTTAGCACTTAATATTAATATTTTGTTTTATTAATATTATTCTTCGTTGAGTGCAAGAAGCTCTACTTTATGCATAAATCTATAAGTCTGTCCTGTAACATTTTTATGTTGATCTTCTTCAGGTACTTTGGATAAGAACATTTCAAGTGGTCTTGTATGTTTTAAACAATCTCCATATAAAGCCACATAAGCTACATAATATTCCCCAGTTTCAGTATGTCTAAATACATCATGGATAAAGTATCCTTTATTTTTATAATGTCTATAAATAGTATTCGGTTTAATCTTTCTATCTAATATTGTTTTATTCTCCGCTATAACTACCATAATTAATCTCTCCCTTTAATATATTATCGACGTTTAATAATAAATGTAGTCCCTCTTCGTTCTGCAATTTTATATTTTGTCATATCAATATCTTGTTCTTTCTCAGCTTTAACTTGATAGTATGTAGTTCTGAATCCATCCATGAATGGTATAGTAAACCAAGCAAAGAATGTTAGTATTAAAAAGATTGAAGTAGTAATTAATAATCCAGTATTTTTATTACTAGTTGCTATATTCTGTACAAACATACCTCCTACAAATAATAAGCATGTTGTTAGAATAATTAAAACTAACTGCCATAATACTGTTACTGATTCAAATGTGTAAAGTATTTCCATGACTTCTCCTCCTATATATTATAATATTGAAATATATTTTTAACTTTAAAATAAATAAATTATATAAAAATAAATTTATATTAAAGTCATCTTTATAATATGTATTTAATTTTAGCTATAAAATTTTTACAAAAAAATATTTAATTTAACATTAAAATAAATAAATTTAGAATATGGTGATTTTATGGCTACAATATTTAATCAAGAAGCTTTATTACAAGTCGATGTATTTTCTAGACCTGAATATCGTTCTGATTTAGAATCATTAGCTCAAGTTATTCAAAATATTATTATTATTGAAAAGGGTACATATCCGAATCAACCAGAGCTAGGTGTAGGCATTAAGAATTATCTATTCGAGATTATTGATGGAAGAACCATTGTAACTTTAGAAGAGAATATTAAAGACCAAGTATATAGGTTTATTCCTAATGATAAGGCAGTAGAAATTAGTGTTTCTTTACTACCTAACCAATTAGGTAAAAATACTCTTGCTATCTTATGCAGTGTTTCTGATGCATATCAAAATCCAGAAAGTAAACAATTCTTAATACTTGTAGGTCAGAATAGTAACAAGAAAGTTATTTCAAAAATTATTTATTAATAATCTAGGGAGGTTATTATTATGGAGAATAATCAACAACAAAAAGTTCAAAATATGATTGATGAAAGTACTCAAAAAGAATTCGGTATTATGCCTCAAGGTCAACAAGGTTATCAGCAAATGCAAGTACCTGTACAACAACAGGTAGTTCAGCAACAAAATACTCAACAAACTGATAGCTTAAAAGATGAGTTAGGTATTAAAAATCTACCTCAAACGGGTGGCGGTGATCCATTAAGTCATCTAGCTGGTTTTACAGGAGTTAGCGATTCAAATGCACCTCAAGGTCAACAACAATTTGAATATCAAACTCAACCAATGTCTCAAATGAGAGCCGAACAACAGCAACAACAAGTACCTGTACAACAACAGGTAGTTCAGCAACAAAATACTCAACCTGCAACTGAGAGACCAGTAATGAATATGCAGGAAATGTCTCAAAATAATACTGTTATGCCACAAAATATACAACAACAAAATCAGGTACAACAACAGGTTCAGCAAGAACAAACTCAAGTACAGAATCAACAACAGGTAGTTAATAATCCTACAGGTCAGATTCAAGTACGTGAAGAAGAACATGTTCCTTCAGTTCAAGAACGTCGTCAACGTGTTAAAGAAATTATTAAAGGTATTACAGTTGATTTAAACAACATTGATATCGTTGATGAAACACCTTTAACAAAAGTAGATGACTTTGAATTTATCTTAAAAGGAGCTTCAACATTCCAAGTTGTTGCTAACCAATCACATTATATTGCTTTCATGGAAGCATTAAAAATGATTGATATTAATATTATCACTAATTCTACTAATGATATTTATCATGATAGATCATTGATGTATAAAACAGTTCACTCTAAAATCAATACAACATCATTAGGTAAATTATCATTCCAAGATTGGTTGAAAATTACATCATTCTTTGATTTCCCTACTATCTTATACGGAGTATATGCACAAACATTCCCTGGTAATACTGATTTCCAAATCGAATGTCGTCATTGTGAAAAAACAGTTGATGTAACAGTTAACAATGATACTCTTGTTGCAATTAAAAATGATGAAAGTTTCCAAAATATTAGTGAAGTTATTGCTAGTATCAAATCACCTAAACAGGCTCTTGAAAAGTCTCTTGTTAATAAAACTACTCGTGGTTTATTACCTGATTCTAAAATTATCATTAACGTTCAAACACCATCTCTATACGATCACCTATCACTATTAAGTTCAGTTGATAGAGAGAAAGCAAAACAATTGATGGATATTCTTTCAACATTACTATTCATTAAGAGTGTGTTTATGTTGGACGTTCAGAAAACAGTAGATTCTGGTAAACCTAAGTATTATGAAATTACAGACCGAAACGAAATTCTAGGTATTCTTAAAGAGTTATCTCTTGATGATGCTAAAGAATTAGCTGAAGTAGTTAATAAACGTACTGATGAGTTCGGTATTGATTATAAAATTAAGAACTTCCAATGTCCTAAGTGTCATAAAGGTATTGGTGATATTCCAGTAGATATCGAACAATTGCTTTTTCATCAACTTCTCCGACACTAAAAGATGGTGAGAATCATCTAGAAAGAAAGATTAAACTAGATGCCAAACTCATTCTTTACTTATTAGATTTATTTGAGGGAAGAATTTCGTATGAAGAAATAGTTCATATGGAACTTCCCTTGCTTTTTGAATTAAGAAAAGCTAAAGAAGATAGGTTGGAGAAGGAAGCTAAACGTATTGAGAAGAGTATGAAAGAAGCTAATGATAAGAAGAAAGAAAAAACTGTTTCAAACGTTCGTAAATAAAGAAAGGGGTTAGATGTAAATGTGTGTACCAGAGCAAATTATCTTTAGTAAACTTACATCGAATCATTCTAATCCTACAGAAAATTTTTTAAATTCATTAAAGTTTAGAGATAATGCTTTTAATTTAACTAATTTTCTTAGTGTTCTAAATGATAATAATGTATCCTATGAAATTCTTTCTGGTTTTAAACATGATTCAGGAGATGAAATGGAAAGTACATTTAAGAAGTGTACTATTAAACTAGAAGATGCTGGGATCATAGAAAATTATTATAATGATGAATATGGTTTAGATGTAGGTATTATTGATGATCAAACAATAGAAATTTCAGTTAAATAGATATATAAAGGAGATTATTATGACAACAACTACTTTACAAGAACTTAAAAATAAACAACTAATTCGTTCTAATGTAATAAATTCAGAATTATCTAAACAGTTAATCCAAGGAACTTTAGAAGATATTGCTAATATCTTAGCTAAGACTCTTGGACCTTATGGTTCTACTACTATCATTGAAGATAGAATGGTCAATCATACTATTAGTAAAGATGGTTACACTCTATTAAATAAAATCCGTTACGAAGGAGAAGTACCTCCTACTACACATGAATTAGTTAAATCAGTTAGTCGTTCATTAGTTCGTGAAGTTGGTGATGGTTCTACATCTTCAATTGTTATTTCTAATGCATTACTTAAAAATTTAAATAAAGGTCAATTAATTAAGCAATTACCATCTAAAGAAGTTTTAGATTATCTTTCTGCTATTGAAGAATATCTAACGGATGCTATTTTAGAAAGATCTATTGCAATTACAGATAAAAACTTTGACGTTATTAAAAATATTGCAAGTATTGCTAATAATAATGATGATAAAGCAGGAGATTTAATTTATAACCTATATAAAGAAATTGGTAAAGATGGTTTCATTAATTTAGAGAAATCACCAATTGAAGAAGATAGTTATGAAATCTCTAAAGGTGTTGAATTACCTCGTGGTTATATTCATAACATTTTTGCTAATACTTCTAATAAAATTGACTATTCAGTAGAGAAACCATTTATCTTCTTATGTAATGATGTATTAACTGAAGAAGACCAAACATTAGTTGCTGAATTATTAGGTATTGCTTTATCAAATGCAAAACCTCTAGTATTTATTGCAAAAGGTTATAGTTCTGAAATTGCCAATATGTTAAAGATTAACAAAAATAGTGCTCGTGATACTTTACAAATCGCTGCTACTGATTACGCTTTTGTTAATAAAAATCATTTTGATTCATTTGATGACTTAGCATTATACCTTAATGCAACTGTTTATGATAAATATAACAATAATCCTATTTCAGATGACAAAAATGATCTAATGAAAATGTTGGGGATGGCTGAAAAAGTTATAATGGATGATTCAACTACTAAATTAATTGGTGGTTGGGCTAATGCTGATAAAATTAAAGAACGTATTGAATTGATCGATGAATTTATTATTGATGTTAAAAGTCAAGATAAAGCAAGAGATATTGAAAAAGATCTATATAATCTACAAAAGCGTAAAGCTAATCTAGGTTGTAAAACTGCTACTTTATATGTAGGTGGTAATTCAGAGATTGAAAAAGAAACTAGAATGTATCTAATGGAAGATGCAATTTATGCTTGTCGTTCTGCTATTAAACATGGTTATATTTCAGGTGGTAACTTAGTTATTCCTAAAATTATTAGTCAGAACTCAACTGATATTGCTACATTCTTAGCGGCAAAAGATATTAATAAGAGTATTCGTGAAGATGATTTATATCTAATTCTTTTAGAACTTATTGATATTCTATTTGAATCATTTGCAGAATCATTCAGAACTGTTCTTAGAAATATAAATTCTGAACTTGTTGATGATACATTTATTTATAATACAATTAACAAGTGTATTGCTGATTCTAGTTTCTTTAATATTAAATCTCATCGTTATGAGTCTGATTTAGATACTAAAGTTATTAACTCAGCTATGACAGATATTCAAATTATGAAAGCTTCATTCAGTATTGTTGGTCTAATGTACACTAGTAATCAATTTATTGCTAGTTCTGTTAGAGATTATGATATGAACTAATTATTATGTGGTAAGATTGTATTGATATAAAATACGATCTTACCACCTTTAACCGCTTTATTTTTTAAAAATTAAATTAACAAAGTATTATGTAAGGGGTGATAATATTGAAGGTAATGACAATGAAACAATTTCTTCAAAACCCTTCTGGTAAGAGTTCAGCTTATTTTGCTCGAAGGGATTTAATTATTGAAAATTTAGAGAATAGGTACTACAAGATACTTAAGGAATATGGAACGTATATTAAACTACATACTTTTAAAGACGGCTCTGATTTCTACTTCTTCTTTAAATTTCCTTCAGAAAAGTTTGGAGATAAGGTAATGTATGATGTGATTATTCAATTGATTCCAATTGGTAATGCACAAAGTGACTTTACGCTCTCAAACTATGCATTAAAGGTTTTTAGTAATTCACCTAACTTCCTTTTTACATATGCGTATATTTACAACCAAGATGGAATTGTTATCAACTGGTTAAAAGATAAGGTAGGTAAAATGGCTTTAAATAATCCGCCAACAATTAAGAACCCTTCCGAATCTTATGGTTTTGAAAAAAGTGTTTATTTCTGCTTGCTCTACATACGTGAACATCGACTTATTCATAAAAGCTCTTTTAAAGATGAAAAATTATCTAAGAAAAAAGTATTGGATAATATTTCCAGTTGCGAAAATAAAATAAAAGAGTATAATAAAGAAAAGGGACGAGTTTCTGCCGAGAAAAAGAAAAAGAAAATGACATCTAAGAAGGTTTCGACAAATAAAAAGAAACCAAGCAAACCTCTACCTACGAAGCAACGTCTTACTAAGAAATATAACAGTAAGAAGAAATAGTTTTTTAAAGATATATTATATTATAGCTTATATTATTACTTTATTTATTTTTATAGTTTATAGTAGGGGGAATATACTATTATGTCAAAGCCAAAGTTTAAGAATCAGTATGTTAATGCGAGAGAGGAGAATCGCACTATCATCATTGATTACAACAAGATTCTAGGAAGAGATGATCTAGAAGACAAGTCTACTTATGTTATTAACAGACGTTCCTTCTATAAGATTTTAGACTTCATTGCAGATGATATTGATTATATCATTAAACACAATGAGAAATTAAGTCTAACTCTACTTAGTATCCGCTTGAACATCTATTCAGAGACAGAGAAATATAACAAAAAGATGTTCTATGATGACTTATTAGAGATTGTTAATGATGAAAGTATCAAGGAAACAATCAGTGAGTTCGTCGAATCTTCTTATACATTGAACTTAGATGATGTTAAGAAGAAAAATGTTATTAAAGAACTTCAATTAACAGATGAAGTGAACAAGATTTATCTTAAGTCAGCTATGATGATGAGACTACTATTACCAGTCTTATGTGACTATAAAATGCATGGCAAGAATGATACTATCTTCTTAAACATCTTTAAAGACTGTATTCGAAGCTTTAATGATGGAAAGGAAAATGCTTTAAACAAGCTTTATAAGATTATCTTCTCAAGAATATTCCAAACTAAATATTCTGATAAGGTAATGTGGAGATTCTTAAAGAATATATCTTTAGATCCACACTTGTTTACAACCAAAGTATTTAAGAGTATCATTAAAATTATTTTACCAAAGTTAGAACACAATACTTCTTCAATTTCTTATTTAGATGTAGTCATTAGACGTAAACTGAACTTTGAGTTTACATTTAACCATCCAATATCATATAAGTCAATCAGAGCAAATAATACTAATGATGATTTAGATGATAAAGATAAATTAGAAATCAACTCTTCTTTACTGAGAAGTGATGAAGGGTTATTAGTATTGAACAACTGTTCAATTAAGAGAGAGATAAGATTAATAGTTAAAAAGTATAATATAAGCGAAGAAGATGTTGAAACATTTAGAAAAGAGGTAGGTTTAAATACTATCCAAGAGAAATTGTTAAACATCTATTACAGTAATAAGTTTGAAATTGTATGTAATGACACAAATCGTATCTATCTTATTTTAGGTATGATTAAAGGTTTAGAGGAACAAGGATTTAGATTATTACCAGTACTTCTTGAATCAAGATTAGATGAATTTGAGCGAAGAGTAAATAGTAGGAAGAAGCTTATTGAGAAGGTAGTTAGTTCAAATAAGTATAAGAAGCTATTAAAAGATTACGTTAATATTAGTAATATCTTGGCTAAGAATAACTCTATCTTATCCCTTACAACAATTAAGAATAACAAGTTTATTCATAAGGGTGAAGAAGTTAATATAGAAATGGAAATTCTTTCAGATGAGATCCTAGACCTTCTAATCTTAATTTAAAATACAAAAATAAACAAGACTATATACAACATATGGTCTTGTTTATTTTTTATCATTTGAAAGGATTGATTGCATATGGCTTATGATTTAACTTTATATAGTTTTCTTAAGAAACACTTAAGAGTATGTAGAAAGTCTGGTAGAGGTGACGAGACTATCATCCGTTGTCCTTTCTGCGGTGATAGTAGAAAAAGCGCTAAAAGTGCTCACTTCTATATTCAAAATAAACCACCATATAAAATGTACTGTCAAAAGTGTACAACATCTGGTATATTCAATAATGAGATGCTAGGTAAATTAGGTTTATTTGATGTTGAAGTTTCTAATATGCTTAAAAACTCTTATAAGCAGTATTTAAAGAATATCAATATTAAATACGGTGGTTCATTCACTAGCTACTTCCTTAAGCAGAAAATTATATTTGAACCAAACCAATTTACAGATTTAGAATTAGATAAACTAGATTATGTAAATAAACGATTAGGTATTGAGATTGAATACAAGGATATTACCAAGTATAAACTAGTATTGAATCTTGAGGACTTCTTAGTAAATAATAAGATTGAGAAAGATAAAATCTTAACCGATGATAAAGGTAAAAGGAATAAGAAGAAGGAAATGATGTTTGACCTATGTCAAAAATATGCAGTAGGTTTCTTAACATTCGATAAAAATATTATTGTATTTAGAAGCTTAGATGAAGAGAAGACTGGTTTTAGATATCATAACTTTAGAATATTCGATGATGATTTTGAAACTACTAAGAAATTCTATGCACTCACTGATATAATAGATTTAAAATCAAGTGTAATAGAAATTGTTATGTCTGAAGGTATAATGGATATTGTAGGTATTTATAATCATATTTATAAAAAAGAAAATAAGGTAAATAGACTCTATATATCAGCGAATGGTAAAGGGTTTGACTTTATATTAACATATCTATCAACATTAGGTATATTAAATTGCGATATATTTATCTATTCAGATAATGATGTCAAGTTACCTTATTATGAAAATCTTCAGAAGTATAATTTAGTAGTAAAGTATAATGGAGCTAAAATTCATTATAATAAAAAGAGTAAAGACTTTGGAGTTCCAATAGAAGATATTGAACTGGATCGAGTTATTAGTATTTAGGGGGATTATTACATGCATACATTAGAAAAGATTTTACATTCAAAGAAACTAGCTTATAGATATTTAGAACCATTAATGGAACAATATGTTTCAAGAAATAAATTAACACCTTTTTCAACAGAGGTAAATATCTATATTGATGTTGCAGAAGTATTTAAATCATTATATAATCCAAAGGTAATGAATTTATTAGATTCATTAAAGAGTAAAGAACGTTTTATAATAGCTTCAGAAATTGTCAATCTAGTAAGTCATTATAGACATTTCTTCTATTCAAGAATGAATATGTACTCTACTTTTTATTTCTATTATTCAGATGAACAATCTGAATATCACACTAATATTGATTCTGATTATAAGAGAGAATATTATTCTAAACGTCTACAGTCAGGTGATTCATATAATAAAATATTTGATAGAATTGTGTATGATAATGTTAAGCTAATTAATTCATTTCTTCAATACGTTCCTCATGCATATTTTATTAATACAAAGCAACTAGAACCAAATGCTTTACCTTATTATATGATTAGTAAATGTGAAAATAAAGATACAATGCATATGATTCTTAGTAATGATAAAGTGCAATATCAGAATTTAACAATAACTGATAAAGTTATTCAGCTTGAAAATAGAGGTGAGAATTCAGTAATTATTACATCCGAAAATATGTATGAATACATATTAAAGGATTCTAAAACTAAAACTGAGTTTTCTATGTTCCCTGAATTATTTCCTGTATTAGTATCAATGGTTAATCAAAAAGCTTATGATATAAAAGGTATTAAGAATTTAGGATACGTTAGAGGAATGACATTCATAGATCAATGTATTGATAATGGTTCTTTAAAGAATATTGAATATCTTGATATTGAAGAATTAGAGAATTCATTAAGAGATGAACTAAAACCAGACCAATTAGAGAAGTTTATTAATAACTTTAAAATGTTTAATCATCATATTGTTGTCAGTGAAAACCATTATGATATTATAGTTGAAAAACAAATCATTGATAGAATAGATGCTTTAAGTGTTAGAAAAATTAATGAAAAATACTTTGAACTAGCACCAGTACTCATTGACTACTGTTATGAAGGAGAAGAGTATGAATAATGAGAGATACTTACGTATCTCTTTTTTTTTTATAAAGGGGGAAATATAAATGGATATGCGGAATTATTCTAGATATGCTTATAAAGCTGATCTAAAATTAGTGTTCTCTGATAGTACGTTTGCTGATATATCTGAAAATATTGTAAATATAGTTATTAAGAATCATTATGAGCGTTATGTATTTCCAGTAATATTTGTGAGATTATATTTGAATGTAGAAAACTTTACTAAGATTCAGAATGATAATGGTGTTAAATTAAACCTTAATATGAGAAAGTACAGAGAAGATGATGTAAGCAATAATGACTTAATGAAAACAGTGATATATACTGATTATATTAATAATCTAAATCTTGTTCCTATTAAGAAAAATATTACACCTATTTCAGTTGATGATAAATTATATAATAATACAAATAATCCTCAATCTAACTTCTATATGGATCTAATTCTTATGACCGAAGATAGTTTGAATATTAATAAAATGGTATTCAATGGTATTTATAGAAACTGTTCAGTAGTTGAATTAATGGCTCTTATGGTTAAATATCTAAATAAAGATGTATTAATTGAAAGACCTGATAATGCTTCTATGATAGACCAAGCTATATTAATACCTGATAACTTTATTAATAATATTCGTTATATAAATGATGTATATGGTATCTATAAATCGGGATTGAGAATGTTCTTTGGTTTTGATCAATATTATATTTTATCAGGATTAATAAATGCTAAGACGCCTAGATCGCTTAAAGACGATGTTGATAGTATTGTACTTAATATTCAATTTTCAGAGGTAGATGTTAGAAATCGATTTTATAATCATGGTAGCTTCGAGGATGGAAATAAACGCATCATAACTACAACAGAAAAGAACGTATTTATAGGAGATGACCAAATCCTTAAAAATGAATTAACAGGTACAAATAATTACTTTATGTCCCAAAGTGAGGGATTCTCATTAAATCATACGAAGTTGGATAGTGATATAAATAAGACGAAAGTATTTAAGAATAAATATTCCAATCCATATAAAGAGGAAGAATATAGATTGTCTAATAAAAACTATGTTAGTGCTGTTTATAGCTTCTCTGATATCGATATAGACTTATTGGGTTGTAATAAATTATTCAACTTTAATTTTATGAATTTAAACTATGTAGAACATAATGGGTATTATCAAATGATTGAATCATTTATAGTATTTGAGGTAGATAATAAAGATAACTTAGTCCTTAAGGGTAAGGCTACATTTAAAAAAATTGGATAATAAATAACCGATATAAGAAATTAATCTTATATCGGTTATTTTAATTATTATTCTACTTCAACGCCAGCGAATAAAGTAGATACGAAGTCAGTACCTTCAGTTTTAACTTCTTTTTCTTTTTTAGTACCGCCAACAGCTTTCTTAACAACACGAAGTGCGTCAGAAACTAATTGGTTGTATAAAGATACAGAAGTAGATTTAGCTTTGTTAACTAATACTACAGCATTTTTAGTTGTAGCAATTTTGTTTTTGATTGCTTTTTCGTCTTCTTTAGCACCAGATTGCTTAGCTTGTTTAGCATGAACATCAGCAATTTTAGCACCTTGTTCAAGAACACGGATAGAAAGATCGAAAGAAGTAGAAAGCTTTTGTTTGTTAGCACGAGCAGTACGACAAACGTCAGCCATTTCTTTTACTTTAGAAGCATCATAAACAGTGTCTTTCTTAGCATCTCCACGAACTGTTTTAACTAAGTTCTTAGAGAATTGATCAAAACTTACACCGAATACTTTCTTAGAAAGTTCGTCAGTAGAAAGAACTTTGTCGCCAGAACCTAAACCTTCAGCAGTTTTTGCCGCTTGGTCAGCTTTAGACATAACTTGTTCTAATACAGAAGTTGTACCTTTTGGTTTCTTCCATGCATTAGTGCTAACTTTTACTTTACCATCGAATTTAGCGATAGCTTCTTTGTGTTTTTCAACAAAGCTACCTGCGAAGTCGAAGTAGTCAACAACTTTCTTGATAATTGTAGAAACGAATTTCTTAAGTTCAGCAACACGATCAGCGAACCATTTTTTAACAGAATCCCACCATCCAGTTTGAGTTGCTTCTAAAAGTGCAGCGTCTTCATTCTTGATAGCAGTATATTCTTTATTAACTGCAGTCATCATGATGTTATTCCAAGATACCTCAGCATCAAGAGTAGCTTCCATTAAACCTGTAACGTCCTCAAGGAACACAGCATCCGATTGTACTACATCAGTTTCCATTTCTTCTAATAAGAACATAATATGATCCAACTCCTTTAAAAAGTTTAAATTATTTTTTTGTTTAATATTTGGTTAATAATTTTTATAAAAAAATTATAATTTAATGTTTGTTTTAAATTAAGATATCAGTTCCTATGCTATTTCCATAACCATCATTCTTGATATCATTAACAATTTCTTTATTATTGTGTTCAAGATCACTAGAAGATTTTGATTGAGATTGAGAAGAATCGATGTTAATCTTTTCAGATAATTCACCTAAACGTTTAACCCATTTCTCCTGTTTAGACTTGATGACTTTAGCATCACGACCATTAATAGTAACTAGATTCATTTCTAATAATGTTTTAACAGTCTCTAATTTTTTAGCAATCATTACACGAGTATGGAAGTACATATAAACTACACCACGAATAATACTTAATAAAAGAATAAATCCACCAAAGATTCCTAGAGAAATACTTAGTACTGATTCATTTTTTCTTAAAGCATTAGTAATAGATGCACCTAGTTTACCGTTTGATTCCATATCGTTAACTTTTAATAAAGCATTGATATAGTTATTGCTCATTAAAGGTTTCTTTCTATCTTTCTTAATTTGTGCTTTATAGATTCCTAATTGATCTGTAGTAACTTCAATAGCTTCTGAAATAACAATAGAAGTACCTTCGATTAATGAAATTACTAGAGAATCATAAAGATATACTAAAAGCATATTACTAGTACGGAAACCAGTCATGAACTTTTCACGATATTTCTCAAGAATTGTAATAGTACCTTTAAGAGCATTTACAGTTTCTCGAATTTGCATGTCAGCATCTTTATCATTAATAATTAAACTATCAATGAAACGAATACCGTCTGTAATAGTTTTATATTCTTTAAGCTTATGGATATCACCTTTAGTATGTTCTGGAACGCTAAAGTCTACATCTAAAGCTTTATTCTTAATGTCATTGAAAAGTTTAGTAACTAATTTATCAGCCAATAAAGACTTTTCATCTTCATTAAGTGTACGAATATCACGAGGTTTCCAATCTGAACCCTCAACTAATAAGTGTTCTGATAGAACATTTTCACCTTTAAATCGATTTTGATTTTTACCAAACACCAGAATTCCTCCTTTCTTAGCGGAACATAGATTTCGAACCAGTTAAGTCCGTATCTTTTTCCTTTGCAAAGTTTTTAAGAGAATCAAATGAGAAGTGATTGAAGTCTCTTGTATTGTCATTAAAGATGTAAGCAATTTGAGTTGTTTCATCAACAATAACAAACGATAGTAAGAATAGTTTCTTCATGATTTTATAAACTGCGCCTGTATTACTAATTAAGTCTAGACCATGAATATTTTTAATATTGTCTACATCTTGTTTACTAATACATAAAGTAGCAGTTGGAATTGGAGAACCTTTCTTACCTTTTAATAAATCAGCTTGTCCAAGAATTTTACGAACTTCAGCTTCTTTACCCATTGTTGAAAGTTTTCTCCACCAGTAATTATCCTTACTTGTGTTTTGCTTAGCCATTTTCTTATTCATATCAACAGCTAATAAAAGATCCTTGAATAATTTAATCTCACCAGATGTCCAACGAATTAATTGGAAGAACTTGTTGCTATCTTTAACAGTATCAGATAAGTAGTAAACTACATCATCAGAACTTACTGGATGGATAACAGTCTTAACACCGAAAGTGATATTTTGAGTAACTACCTGTTGGTCTACTAACCAGTTAATTGTAGCTGATACAGTAGTAGGAGTTAAATCATTAGCTTTCTTAATATCGTATTTATCAATGTTAGCTTTTACGTAACTGCTTTGAGGTACTCCTTGACCATTACGGTTTCCTCCAGCGTTGCTGTTTTTAGCTTCTGATAAATAACGAGGAATAGTAAAGTTATTTAAAATATCAGTGTTCAGTTTAGAATCAATTGATTCTAGTAAACTCTTATGAGATTTTTCAATATCAGTAGGTGTAACATTCTCGAAATAAGAACGGTTAATATTCTTATGATATTGAGTAATAAACTCAGTAGCAGAGATTTCTTTAGTACCATCTGCTTTTTGGATGTTACTAGAATTTAATAGAATAGATACAAGGTTCACATATTCGTGTTCTAGGGAACGTGAAAGTAATGTAGCTGTATCTAAAGAGATAGTATCAGAAAGTAATAAAGGATACTGAAGAACTAAATCCTTAGTTCTACTTTTGATAGAACTCCCTAATGGATTTTTAATTGCTTTACCCATTTTGTAGCCTTTCTCAAAACCCTTTCTATCCATTTTCAAAAGGTCAAGGGCTACTCTGACTAAATCCGAAACGATCATATATTTACCTTCCTTTCTCTTTTTAATATATGAAAAATAATAATTAATTGTTATAAAAAAAATTTACTTAACTTTTTAACACCCAAAAGCTGTTAGTAAAATTAATTACTAACAGCGCATTTGATATAAGCACCTAAGAGGAGTATGTTATTCTTCACAAGTGTCTTCTTCTAAAAGTGAAAGTAGAAATCCTAAAAATAACATGGCTTTGCCCCTCCTTAAAATTTAAAGGAGTTCTAATGTGGAAACAGACTATATGGGTGTTTAAATGTTTCCAGTTTTTAGGTTTTATCAAGGAAAAAACTTATATCACTAGTTCAATTCATTAGAATCTCTCAAATAAATAATATGTATTTATAAATGAAATAAAAAAAAAGAGAGTATAAAACCCTCTTATTGTAGTCCAATATACTTCATATAATTAGACCATGCATTATTTATCATGCCTTGAAAATCTCTCTCTAAAATTATTTTATCTTTTAATTTAATAAAACCAAATAAATCTTGAACTATACAAATTCCTGGTCTATCGTAGTAAACTACAAATTCCCAATCATTATTATATATAGTTTGATATGTATATCTAGTCTTAAGTTGAACATCCGAGTTATTAATACGGAAATCAACACCATTCTTATCTAATAAACTATCTATATAAATGAATAATAAGTGCTTTCTTCCAGTATCATTAAGAAACTTTTTAGTTAAACCTAGAATATTAGCTACACATATTTCTACATAATGTCCATAATTCCAATCTTTAGGTGTATCTTTTAAATCATATCTTAAACCTTTAACTCCATTTGAAAATGCTTTTCTCTTGTGATAATTTAACTCATTTAAATTTACCTTAACTGTCATTTCTAAATAACTTGCTCTTTTGCTAAACATAATAAAATTCCTCCAATAATTATACATTATAAAATATATTATAAACTTTCTCACAATTATAATATATACTTATAAGAGTTATTAAAATCATTCTTTTTTAAATTTTTTATTATCTATAACAATTAATTATTTAAATAACGATATAATTAATAAAAGGGGGTTTAAAAATGCCTGAAGATGGTAAAATTAGTGTAACGACAGAAGTAACTGGTGATACCAATTTTAAATTATATGAAGATTTGGACATTGTTAATAAATATAATCCATTCAGAATTCATGATGATAATCATGATCATTTTGTTAAAGGTATTCCAATCATCTTCTTTAGTACACCTAAAATAAACTTCAGTGAATTTAATATTTCTAAGAATACCTTCTTTTCATATATGTATTATGAAGAAGCTGAGATAATGAAATCATTAAGTTATGGTGTATCAGATAGTGATAAAATAGCCAGTCATAGTCCATTTATTAAACTACTTACAAATACTGCAGGTTCATTTAATACTAAAGATACTACTGCAAGAACTAAAGAAGTCGGTGAAACCTTCTATGGGTTTAAACAAACACTTCCAGCGGCAAGCGTTGATAGTATTACTGGTGATGAATTCAGTATTAAGTATCATGATTATAAGGACTTACCAGTATTAAAAATGCATAAGTTATGGTTTGAATATGCAGAAGCAGTTAGACGTGGTGTAATGGCTCCTAGTAAAGATGCAATAAATAAAAGATATATTGATTATGTATCTTCAGTTTATTACTTCATTTTAGATATGGATTTTGAGACAATTTTATTCTATTCTAAATATACAGGTGTTGCTCCAACTAACTTACCTTATAGTGTATTCTCAATGGAGATGGGTCAAAGAGATGTATTGGAATATGATATTAACTATGTATACTCTTATAAAGAAGATTTAAATCCTGCGATATTAGTAGATTTCAATAAGATTGTAACATCAGGTCAATCATTATATCATAACTTTACAGCTAATACAGATTCATACTTACCTACAACTAAAAAAGGTCAATTCAGTGCTGATGAACTATATACTAAATTGAATAAATCCACTGTTCAAGTTGAAAAGTATGTGGATAGTTATAATAAAACTAAATTCAAATTAGTATTTGATGGTAATAAGATTCAACCAAAAACATCACCTAATAGTACTCCTAATACAACTAAAAAATAGAAAGGATGATTAAGATATGGCTGATAACTCTATAATTAAAATTAATTCAACATCTTATAGTGTTCAAGAATCATGGTTAGCAATGGCAACCAAATTATTCAATCTTAATCCAGAAGATCCTAACTCATTAAATATCTTAAAAGCAGGTTTATTTGGATACAACAATGAGATTTCTTCAAATGAAATCAAGAATAACGTTTACCATCGAAATGTGTTATATGATGAGCATTTCTTAAATAGTGCTTCTATACCTCATTCTATTTATAACTTTGCTAAGATGTATAATGTAGGTATTGGAACAGCAAAACCATCTCATGTATTTGTCAACTTTGCAATGAGTAAATATGATTTAGTTAATCATAAAGCTAGACGTGAAATCATGGATGAAGGAACTGTTAATATTAGTGGTAAGAGAACTTATGAATTGATTATCAATAACCAATTCCCATTCTCTATTAAAGATATTAACTTCTTATTACCATTCCCAGTACAGATTATCATGAAGGAAACTAATGATAATGATTATGCAATTACTGCTCGTTATAAGATAGATGGTGGTACTTTCCCATTTATGGAAGTAAATAATCCATTTATCAAAACATGGCAAGATAATTTCCAAGGAGAGAAATATGTCTTCTTAGGTTTAGACCTTTATCAATTGGATCGTCATACACAAGAATTCATGGTAATGTCAGAGGATATTTCTGATAACTTATTCTACAATGTTGCTTATGAAGGTCAATTATCATACTTTAACGTTTATTATACTTATAAGGGTGAGAGAACTCTATTAAAGGCTTACTTTAATAATGCTTTCAATCCACCTGACAATGAGAAGTTCTGTTATTTCTCTTACTTAGATGATGATAAATTACAGATATCGTTCTCAGCTTTACCAAATAGTTTTAGACCACGTTTTGATTCTAAGATAGAAGTAGAGTTCTTTACAACCTTAGGTGAGAAAGGTAACTTCTCTTATCAAGGTAAAGTATTATACAACTTTGCTACTGCTGATGAATTTGTTAAAACACCTGTATATGTAACTACGCTTACAGATGCTAGTGGTGGTCGAAATAAGTTAGATATGACTGGTACTAAGAATCAAATCATTGAAGAAATTTTAACAAGAAAGAATCTTATCACTGAAGCTGATTTAGATTTATTCTTCAATAATCTTAATACAACTAATACATTGAATGGAAGTAGTATTTCATTTATTAAGAAACAAGATGATATTCTAAAACGAATGTTTAGTTGTTTCTTATTAATGAGAGATGATGAGAAGAAAGTTCTTCCAACTAATACTGCTCCTAAAGTATTATTTGATATTGCATTCTTAGAAGCTAATTCATTCTCTATTCCAGAGAACTCTGTAATTATTTATGATTATAGTAAGAATATTTATTTCCATGAGCCTAACTTCTATCATGATTTCCATGCAAATGGAGATAAGATTCCATCTAAATATGAAGGAGATAATTTCTTAATCTATGCAACTCCTTATCTAATTCGCTTAGACCGAGGTGCTGTAGTTAAGTCTAATTATTACAATTTATATGTAGATGTAACTGAATCTTTAATCTATAAATATGTAAATGATTTAGTTATTGAGAACTTCAACGTTAAGGATATCAATATCAAAAAGGAAAGTATTGAAGGAGATAGTTTTAAAGTATCACTAACACTTAACACTAATATCAATACATTAGAGATTGATAATCGTATTAAACTAAGAGGTATCTTAAAATCTAAGAATGAGAAAGTATACGGATTCTTTGATTTTGAACGAGAAAGTGCAGAAGATTATAAGTACGTTGCAACACTTACTACAAACCGTGATATGTCATATGGATTAAATTTATACAACTCATTATATAATATTTCTGGTTCAGCAGAACCAAGTGATATCCTTACTAATTGTTATATAGAAGAAGATATTTATATGGATATTGCTATTCTTTATAAAGATCCATCTGCTACTACTTTTGAGAAATATGATTCATTCCAGAGAATGAAGGATATAGGTGACTATACTACTGCTATCGTAGTTCGAAATGATAATCCAGTAAAATTCTATGAGGATTTATCATATATTATGAGCAGTATTATTACTCCTAAATCTGCTTCTGGTAAAATTACTGGTTTTGAAGTTGAAAATATTCCAATAGTCGGTTTTAAATATTACTATAAGAAGAATAAGATAGTATATAAAACTCTAAACGTTTATTGTAATATCTTAAAAAGTAATATTAAGCGATTAGAAAATAATACTACTCTAGATTTAAAGCTTACTAATAGCTATGGACCATCTAGATACTATTACATTAGTTCTTATGTTGTAGATGATGTTGTTCATTACAATAATATTAAGAGTACAGATTTACTTATTGATTTAGATATTCATATTCAAGAAGCACCTACTGAAGAAGATGATTTAAAAATCAAGCAATTCATTTCTGACTTTATTGAAAGTTGTAATGAAGATCAACTTGTACCTATATCTAATATGATTAGACTTCTTGAACAGAACTTTGATATTATTAGATATATTGAATTCAATGGTATTTCAGGAAATGATATTCAGAAAATTGAAAGTAGTTTTACTTCTTTCAGAGAAATGACAAAACAACAAATTATAGAATATGTACCAGAATACCTAAATGTCAAAAAGGAACTAAATGACTTTATGACTAAAAATGAGTCTGGTGAGGATATACATTTAGGAACGTTCTATGAGTTCAATATTAAGGTAAAATACATTTAATTGAGAGGAAGGTCAAACAATGTCAACATTATTTGGTAGAGATTTCAAAAGCGTTGAATTAATTTCATCTGCTGATACAGTAACAAGCAAGAAAACACGTAAAATCAATGAGGATATTAACGAATTCTTAGATAGTATGAACACTGAAAATACTATTCGTAATGAGGAATCTAAGATTGAAACTGAAATCCTTATGGAGAGTTCAATGATGAACTATCAGGAGACAATGCATCAACAAAACTCTAAGTTCAAAGAAGCTTTATCTAGAGACTTTGAAAATGAAACTTTAGTAAATACACTTGCTGAACAAACATTCGCTTATGCAGTTTATGAAGCACTTCCTATTGATGAAGCTCAAAAGAAACACAATGGTAACTATATTTATGAACAAGCAACAGGATTATTCTCTTCTTTAAAAGAAAACCTTGATTTCAAACAAGATACATTATTTAATGATATGGTATCTCGGATTCAAGCTGTTGTAGAAGGTAGAGATGATAGTAAAGATGCTAAAGAATTATTTAAAGAATCTTTAGAACTTAACTCATTTGAATTAGGTATTGTAACTCAAATGCTTAAAATTAAAGTAACTGAAGCAGTTCGTACTGAAAAGGAACTTACTGTTGAGAAGAATCGTTTGATCCAAGAAGGTCAAGAAACTATTGTTGAAAAATATAGTAAGAATAAAACTTTATTCCGTGCTTTACAAGAAAAGAATACTGAATTAGCTCTTCAAGAAAAAGGTGAAGATTTTGATAAATCTACACTATTAGATATGGTAATGGCTGAATCATTAATTGACTATACTCTTTTAGAAGCAGTATATACAATGAAATTAGCTGATATCGATTTCGATAACTTACAGTCTACTGTTCGTTTCATGTAATAAAAACAACTCTTAATATGAAATTAATCATATTAAGAGTTGTTTATTTTAATTATTATATTTATCATATATCTTTGATAAATATCTTTCAGATGTTTCAAGATTAGGGCTATCACTTTCTATATCACGTATAATGTTTTTAATATTTTTCTTTTCAGTAGGAGTAAGAGTATTAATATACTTCTTTAACCATTTAATTTTCTCTTGGAGATTAATCATTTCCTTCAGCCTCCTGATCTAATTCCTCTTCAGTTCCACCACATGTAGGACAGAATGATTCATCACAACAAGGACAACTAACTAAAAATGATCTGCAACGTGGACATTGCTCCATTATAATACCTCCTAATTCTGGAAATAATTTAAATGTTCTACTACTTCTTCAAGATTATTTAATACTGTAGCACCATTATTTTTAACCATTTCTTTAACTGAATTTAGAGAACTTAATTGACTCTCAGTAAATCCATCTTCAATTACACAAAGAACAGTTTTCTTAGGACGTTTATTACTATCATCAACTACTTCAGCAATTGAATAAACACCAGTCATATCACTTGTAATTACATATAAAAGATAATCACATCTTCTACGCTGTTTAATTTCCTCTTTCTTAGCTTCTTCATTCCAATCCTTTACAATAGGATTAAAGAAACTAATTTTTAATTGAGGTATTAATTCATCTCTCCATGTACTAGTTTCACTCCATGTACCACCTAAAAATACCCGTTCCCCTTTATTGATATGATAAAGAATTTCTTCCCTATGTTCTTTATAATGAGGATATTTTTCTAAGAAATCATCAATTCTACCACTACATACCAATTCTTTATAATTCTCTGCAATTGCTTCGGGTGTTGTAGCTACATCAATGACATAATCGCCTAATGTTGAGTCGTATCTAGGTTCACCTACAGCTAAAACAATATTAGGATTATTTCCCTTTTGTAAAAAATTATATGGAGTTTTACCATCAGATTCAAATATTCTTAGTGTGTCTCCATTTTTGATTTCAGGTATAGTAATCTTTCTCCATACATTATTCTTCAATACCTCAAATACTTTAAGTTCTTTTTTACGAGTTCTTTCAGCAATATCCTTTGTAAATGTTTCCATAGTATCTTTATTTACTAGCGTTTCTTTAGTCATGATAATTCCTCCAAATTATTATTAAATAAAGTACTGAATGTTAATATTATTACTTGATGGGCTAATACGAATTGTATAAATATTAGTTAAATAGAATACCTTAATATCATCAGGTACATCTTTAAATAAACTATCCATTCCATCAGTATCTTTAATACAAGTTGTGATGACATCTGAAATTTTAGTAATAATTT